ATTCTAGCAATTTGAACATCTGCAAAATCTTGATCTTTATCTCCGTCTTGATCTTGTTCTTGAATTTCTTTAAATTTAGATTCTATTTCTTTTAAAAATGATTTCATTTGGAATTGACCTCTTTTAATTCTTTGATTAAATCATAATATCGTAATATAGTTAAAACGTGTGATTCTTTTATAGTTTTAATTGTTTCAACATTACAAAGCATTTCAGATAATTTATCAACTTTAATTTTTGTTGCTTTATCTGTTATTGATGACACTTGTTCTTTTAATTCTTTTTTTATACTTGGAATAATTTCTTCAAGATATTGTTTAACAGATTCAGAATCATTAACGTGTGTAATATATTTATTTAATATTTTTTTCTGATTTTCATCTAATCCAGAATATTTTGAATTAAATTTATCTACTAATAATTTATAAGTTAATATACGAACATCTTTTTTATATCCTTTATATTTTTCTAATAATGGACTTAATTTTAAAGACTGTTTAGTTTCTCCTAATAAATGACTAACAATTGATGTTTTACATTCTAAAAGATCCTTTGGATTATCAGCTTCAGTATATTCAAATAGTTTATATATAGATGCTAATTCTTTATAATTATTAATTCTAATTTTTGAAACTTTTTGAAAATCAAAATTTTCTGATATTTCTTTTACTAAATTGTAACGTTGTCTACGTAATAAACTTTTATTAAGTTTGCTATGAGCATCTTTACAAGTTCTAATAAAATCTAATGCTTGTGCTTCTGATTTTAAGTTTTCTTTAATTAATGAATTATATAATTGTAACTCTTTTGATAATGCTGTATTTTTTCCGAAATATTTTTTTATTATTTCAACAGTAACTGTTTTATCTGAAGTTAGAGTCTCGGATGTAAGTTTTCTAACTAACATTTCGAAAAGAATAGCAGTATTTTTATACTTTGAATGTTTAAGATTTTTCATGTTAATACACAAGTTCTTTCATATAAATATAGTAATGTTTATAAAATATTGTTTTCATCCAACATTGATCCGTTATCATCAATTTCTTTTTTTGTTTCAAACAATACTTTTGATCTATTTTTCTTTATTTTTTTTAAAATATCTGCGTTTTCAGTAGCTACATTTTTTGACTTTCTTCTATATTCAGGTTGAAATGTTGAAGCTTGTTTCAATGTTTTTGCACCAGTTGGATCCCATCCTAATTCATTTGCATGTTGACCATATTTTATTCCTTCTGGTGGACGTCCTCCTTTATCAGTATCTGTCACGTCATCTGTGCTTTGATGCATTGACGCTAAATCATGAGGTGTTCCATATGATACGCCTGTTAGTGTAGGATCATTTCCTTCTTGTTCTATTTGATTTTGTCTAAATCTTAATTTTAAATCTTCTACAACGTTATTTCTTTCTTCTAACCATTCATCTTCAGACATATTAAATATGTATTCATAAACGTACTTGTCAGAAACTAATTTTGAATCTTTCATTGCAACAGCAAGTTGAATTTTTTCATTCATTAATGCAACTTTTTGCTGATCATATATGATAGATGGAGGAGTTAGTGATAATTCAAAACCAATTAAATCTTCTCCTTCAAAGCCTTGAGCATATAAATGCACAATTGCAATTTTAGATAATTCAGAAACTACTATTTTTTGTATTCTTTCAATAGTTCTTGCAAATCTAATATCCATTGAAGCTAACGTAGTTTTTCCTTCTACTCCTTCGTCATATCCTAAAAAAGGTTTTGGAATTTTTAAAGCAGCCATCATTTTATGCTTAACATATTCAATATCTTCAATGCCAGTAAAAGTCATTCCTGGTAATGTATCTATTTGTGTCTGACTATTACCACCTCTAACTGGTAAATAATAATCTTCTAGCATATTATTTAAATTAAACTTTAAATTATAATTTCCTGTATTTTTATCTACATATGGGACTTTTTTCATTTTATTGATAATTTGTTCCATAAATGAATCAACTTCGTTAGGTGGAATATTACCAATATCAATTTTAAATACTCTTTTTTCAGGTGCACGCATAATTCTATGAATTAACATTGCATCTTCTAGCATCATTAATTTCTGAAATTCTTGTCTAGCTCCTTCTAACATTGATCTACCATATGGTAAAAAATTAGAATCAGATATCATTCTGAAATGTGCAACTTCGAAGACATCATATTTAACATTTTCTGAAATAGTATGTTGAAAATTTATTTCATATTCTCCTGTTTCAGGATTAAACTCTTCTAATCGTTCTGCTTCATATGCCGATAATGGTCTTGCATTTAAAATACCAATTTCATCTGCTACATCTAATTTTAAAAAGAAATCTCCATATTTACATAAATTACGTATCCATGGCCACATATTAAATTCAATATTTAAAACATCATAAAATAAATTATATAATATTTTTTGTATATGAGTTTTATTTGTTTTAATTGTTAATATATCGCCAAATTGATCTTCTAATGTAGATTCATCAGAATATATGTCTAATGCTGAAGAAATAATAGGATCTTTATCCATCATTTCATAATCAACATATAATTGTTTTCTATTTTGTTGAGAATAATAATTTGCGTCATATCCGCCATACGCAGATCCATATGATCCATATCCATGTTTATTTGTGCCATGTAATCTAGAATAACGATCTGTAATTTTACTCTGTGCTATATTGCCAGTAGATTGTAATCTATTTGTATCTACAACACGTAATTTTTCTTTACCATATTTTCTAACGATTACATTTGTACTAAATAATCTTTGCAAACGTTTTCTTAATGATGCCATAATCTATTCTTTTAATTTATTATAAATATAACTAACTACAGAAGCCATGTTAAATTTTCATTATCTTGACCATTGTTCCAATCCCAAGTATCAGTAGAATTTTTATCTTTGTTAGTATATATAGTAGTATCTGTTTTTTGAAATTGTGATAAAGCTCGTTTATTTAATTCAATTCCTTGTTGTCTTAATTTTAAACTAGTATCTCGTAACCATAATGCAATTGCAAAGCTCATAACTAAATCATCGTTATAACCTATTTGTGCTTGAGGTTTACTATTTAACCAAACGAAAACAAATAATTCTTGTATTAATCTTTTTGAATGTATAACAGGACTTTTTTCTCTCATATACATTTCTAATGCAGATATCATTAATGGCCTTGTTCTTGATGTAGTAGAAACTCCGGGAACCATTTGTGATTTGTCTTTTTGATCATATCCTTTTCGAAGTTGTATATCTAAATCTACATATCCGTCGTCTTTATATGTGTAAAATAAATTTTCATAACTTCTATCTAATGCTGGTTGTATTGCAGCCCATCCTATATTAGCATTTTCGACAGCTAATAATGCATTATTCCATTCTGTTGCAACGGTAACTAACATATTGCCAAAGTCTTTAGGAGGGATTTTTCCTTTATATTCAGCAACTTGTTTTATTGATTGAACTTCAATTACATGAAATGCAGACCAGTCAGCGCCATCTCCCCTAGCAACATCTGCTACTACTAAATAATCTTTTGAATAATCTGGATACTCCCATATCCAATATGAATTATCATAACCACGCTTTTCAATTGGCTCTATACATTTTGATTCATACTCTTGTAGAATTAATCCATCTACTACGGTATGTCCAGATGAAATAAAATCACAATCACATTCTTGTGCTGCTCCACGCTCACCTAATAATTGTGTTTGCTCATCTCTCCACGATTGATCACGTTCTGGATGTAATTTCCAATCTAATTTAATTGTTTCAAAACCATTAACGCCTGTTTCAGCATCTGCCCATGTTTGATGAAACCAATTACCAATACCATTTGGAGTGGATAATACTATTGCTCCACCACCAGTAGATAATGTTGCTTGAGAAGCTACCCATATTTCTTCGATATTTCTAATAAACGCAGCTTCATCAACTATTAATAGTGATAATGCTTCCGATCGTGCACCCGTTGATGCACTTGATATTGCTTTGATTTGAGAGCCATTTGCAAATTTTAATGATAATTTATTATTTGTAACTATATTTGTTTTTAGCCAACTTGGTAAATTTTCATTCATTATTTGAACTTTGCTTACTAAGTTTTTAGCAACATCTTGGGTAGTTGCTATAACTAAAACGTTGAAGTCTTCATTAAATAACATTGACCATAAAGCATATCCTGCAGATAATGTTGATATACCTAATTGTCTAGATTTAAGAATAACATTGTATCTATTATTTTGTAATGTAGTTAATGACTCTTCTTGGAATGGAAATAAATTAAATTTAATTTTGCCTTTAGTAGGATGTTGAATATAACAAAATTGACGCATAAAATATACAGGATCTTCTGCACATTTTTTATATTGCTCTTGAATTATTTTTTTTATATTTTGTTTTTTACTCACTGAACTACTTCAACAATCATTTTTCCTGTTAATACAGCAGTTAATATTCCAGAACTAAACCATATAACTTTATGATCATACCATTTTGGTTTTAAATATTTTTCTCGCTGTATATACAATTCTATATTATTATTTAATAATTCTATTTTTTTATTTGTATATAATAATTCAATAGAATCTAAATTTGCAATTGTTTCTAATTCAGATATTAATGTTTCTTGTTGTGAAATAATTTCATTATTAATTGAATCTAAATAATATAATGAATCCAATGTTTCTGAAATTTCTATTATTTCATTTTCTGTAAAACATGTATCTGGCATTTGTCCAAAAAGAAACAATGGCCATATTAATATTATAATAAAATATTTTTTCATTTCCTAATTTTCTTTTTAATATTTGCCTTAGCCGATTTAACTGATTTTTTTTCGGTAGATTTTTTTGGTGCTGCTTTTTTTGCTTTTGTAGAAGCTATTTGTTTTTTAGTAGTAGTAGCTTGTTTTTTTGCAACTGTTTTTTGTTTTTTAATTTCTTCTATTTTACCATCTAAT